ACAGCCTCATACCACCGCTGCGGGATTTCCAATTGATCTTGAAGGTCACCTACGTCTTGAATCTGGCGCGAATACCATACGGTCATCTGCACAAACGGATCGGACGGAGTAGGCCACAGCGACATCGTTGGCTGCGAAATTAAACGATTAAACCAAAACTGAAATGGCTGATTAGCTGTGAAGTTCTTGTTAGGCAGATTCGTATAATCGTCCCTGTTCAGCCTAGCCATAGTAATTTCTGTGCTGTTGTTACCCACATAGAACTCACGCAGAGCCAATGTTGAGTTACCAGAAATACGTATACGGTAGTAAGCAACCGATTGACCGGGGTCAATATCAGTCCATACCCATTGGTTATCAGTAACAGTAATGGAACCGAGACTTTCCAGCGTAGACCAAGTGATATTGTCTGTTGAATACTCTAGCGTGATTATCCAAGTTGCAGAGCCACCGCTTCCTACATAGGGCAAGAACCCTATAGAACCCGCGTAAACTAAATTAGTTGAGCCGTAATTAACGGCAATGTTTCCATTATCTGAGGTCTGTTGGCAGTAAGTATCAACGTCCCCATCATAAACATTTGCTACTACACCACCGGCTGAAGATGTGTATGAACCGCTTGGACGACTCATTGTCCTGTAGAGCGCATTCAGAACGTCTATGGTGCCTTCAGGCATAGCATAGATATACTGGTTGGCATTCATACCGAATACCTTTTTGCTTATTGCCCAGTAGTTGATCCCGATATTGGCAAGATGCGACAGCAGGAAAAACAGACTTTCCCTTGCGGAAGTCTGCTGCTCAGAAGTCAGTTCTTCCGCGAGTTTCCCACAACGTCGCGCACCGTGATCGATGAATTGCTGAACGTCTATTACGGTTTGACCGACAGTCCCTGATGTTGCCATGTGTTCATTCCTCTACCAACCCGGACAATTCCATCGTTTTAACGAGGCTTTTGCCCTCGGTGCGTCGCCTGCTGCATGTTTGACGACCCCCGACATCCGGGCGCAGAATGAATCTTTACGAGAACCGCCTTGCGGCTGTGGTGCCTTTAAATTGCTACCAGTTGCTCGATTATACTTGTCGCGGCCTTTCTGCGTAAGACCTGCACCACGGTCTACCGACAGCTTCTCTCCCCTACCTACAGAAAGAGAAACTCCGCCACTTTTTAATTTGGCGGTTTTTGCTGACTCTCGGAAGGCTTCAGCCGTTGGCGCACCTTTGCTACCAACTTTTCGCATCTTTTCGCCAGAGCCTTCAGAAATTCTTTCGCGCTTTGCATTGATGTTGTCATACAAGCCGCCCCCCTTGAACTTCTTGCCCTCATCTGCGCTGGCAAACTCTTTGCCTACTTTTTGAGAGATGCCCACCTTCTTAGCAAATGTTGGGCTATGTGCGACCGCCGTCATCAGGCGATGCTGAGAAGGTGATTTGCTTGGCATACTAAGCCAATGGATTAACGTAATGCTTTTGCATTTCGAGAACTACCGTGTAGGTATCACCTGCGGAACCGTCTAAGGTAGTAAAAGTAATTACCCCAGTCTTCCCTGCGCCCGAATTGTTTGTCAATCCGCCAATCGCAGAGAAATCTTGCGTGTATTGCGTATTTTGCGGGATTGTTTCAATAACAACTGGTGCCGTAGCATCCCAGTCCATTTGAACTTCAAGACCATGCGTCAGCGAAGTTACTTTCAGAATACTCACACCGTCACAAGCGCCACCCGCATTGGATGGCAACAGTGCCGATGGAGTTACTTTGGCAACAGCAGATTCGTTTTCCGTTGTACTCATCGAAGCGTAGAACTTCATGATAGCAACTCGCTCGCCATCAAATAATGTCTGTGATGTAGCCGTAATCGTCATAAATCTCTCCTAAAAAGCAGGGGCCGAAGCCCCCGCCTTATTTCAGCAATTAGCCATTCCGCCGCTGCGCTGTTTAGCAGGAACAACAGTCGTAGACTTCTCGGTCTTTGTTACCGCACCGGGAGAAGAACCAAAAAAACTTTTAACCTTTTCCACAAGAGGCCCGATGTAGGTAATGGGATTCGTGGCTTTAAGATCAGCAAGATTTTCAGCTTTCTGGTTGGTGTAGGTGCCTTTGTAGCCTTTAGTCTCTTTATCAGACTGTGCGTCACCACCACCATTGAACTTCTTTACGCCCCCACCCTTTTTAAAGGTGCCAGCACGAAGATTAGTGGCAACAGGAGGAGTCGGCTTCTTATGACCCTGCGGCATACTGACGGCGCGTCCGCTATCTACGCGGCCACCGTCAGCAAACTTTTTTGCTGCACCACCTTTCTTGTAGCCACCGGCATTATCAAGGGCAACGCCACCAGTAGCCATGCCGCCCTTCTTAAGACCAGCGTGAGCTTTAGACGCAGGCTTACTTTCATGCGACTTCAACTCTTTGCCAATGCCTTTGATACCCTTCATTTCCATCTTGTGCATCGCTGGCGTTTCTACTTCACCGGCTTTGCCACCCTTCTTCATGGTGGGGAGTCCGCCCATAGGTGCGGCAGCAGCAGGCGGTTGGCGGCGTTTCATCATATTCGCCATTGCCAGCATTTTTTGCCGTTCCGCCATTGACGGACGACGCGGCGAACCTATCGACGGGCCACCAACAACAGGAGGCCGTATCATAGGGGGAGTATTCATCGCCCCCATATCACCCATCGGCCCGCCATCCATCTTCTTCATGGGCGAATGGCCATTACCGCCCTTTTTCATATTGACATGGCCACCCTTCTTGAGCTTCAAAACGACTGAAGGCTCAGTGGTCTCCATCTTCACCATCGGCTTAAATTGACCCATGACCTTCTCCTTTAGGCTTGTGTGACGCCAAGAGCGCCGATTCGGGTTGAGTTCGGGCCGCAACCAATAGCTGGTATAGCAACCGCCATAACCAAACGCTTTATACCGTTGCTTGCGGAGGAAGGAACATAAGTCCCACGGACATCGCCAGTCGTAGCCGTTGCAGTAGCGGTCTGGTCTGCCACAACAGCAGTTCCAGCATCTTTTGCAAGAGTTGTATCCCAACCGGCATTTACGATGTAGCCAATGTCAGTGAACCGAACAGGACAGCCAAGAACGTCAGTAGTCCCTACAGTCAAAGCAGTAGACGAACCACCACCCGCGCCGGTTACAGAAACAATCTGCCAGAAGGCTTTCTTACCACTCGTCGTTGAGTTAGCTACGCTTGTAATCGTCTCAGTCATCGCCTGACCGTAGATGTCATATCCAGCAACGGTGTACGCCCTAGCGGTTCCGCTTGCTGCCAGAGTTACTGAAACACCGCGTGGAACATCCAGTTGATTGACGCTAGTCCCATCTGCGCGAGTTACGTAACGCACCCCAAGCAGGCTGGTCTTCAGCATCGTCAAAGCACCAGCAGCAGCAGGAGTTTGTGACGCACAAAGGTTCGCAGCATTCAAAATAACCGGAACAGTATCCCAGATATAGACTCGACCCAGAGGGCCAACACCCAAGTCCATCGGCGCTGAGTTTTGCAAATCGCCTTCAAAACCAGCAACTATCGTGGTCGAAGACACAGTAACCGAAGTGTTCACTGTATACGTGCCAGTCCCACCAGTGCCGGTACCAAAAGCAGTAATAAAGGTTCCTGCCGTTACGCCCGTCCCGCCCAACATCATGCCAACCTGAAGCGTTACGTTATTGAGCAACGCAGTGACAGTGAGGACGGTAGTAGCTTGTGATGCAGTAACCGTAGCAATAGTTTGTGATTTCGCAAGACCCATAAAGGTCTGTGCGCTTCCTAGAAATACGTCATCTGAATATTGAGGCATGGTCTGCTCCTTGAAAAGTTTGACCAAACATTTAAAAAAAGGGGGACAGGATAGATTTCCCGCCCCCCCCCTAACAGCTATACGCCAGCAGTCCCGTAGAGAGTACGGGGGTCAGTCCAACCAACCGTGTAGCGCTCAGTAGCTTTGTAACGCATCGAATCCGTCTCAAAGTCACCTTCCATAGTCTTTTCAAGACCACGGCGCATCAACAGCTTGGCACCTTCCGGCGCATCCGTCTGCACCCACCAAGCCGAAGCATTGGTAAGGCGAGACAGCACAGCAGCGCCTTCGTCCAGCAGGCCAATCGACTTGATCGGATTCAAGTCGTTGTTGGCAGTGCCAGTGCGAAGAACGCTCTTCAGCAGAACCTCTGCTTGGAAGACATTGCCCGGAGCCACCACCAATTGACGAGCAACAAGACGAATCTTCTTGCCGTTGTTGTCAACTGCTTGGCGAATCTGAATCAGCATCTGTTCCAGAGAAGTCTGCGAAAGGTTTGCCGCCGTGGTCAGTTGGTTACTAAACGTGCCGCTCACAATCGGATGTGAAGCCGAAGTAAGAGATACGCCATCACCACCGACATACGAGCTATTGAACGCACGATTAAGCACGTTCGCAGACAGCGTTTCTTTGGTTTCAATCAGAGATTGAGCAAGGTGCTTTGCATACACTTGACCGATACGGATATGGTCACCATCTTCCACCAGCACTTTCGTCAGCGCGAAGGCAAGGCCATACACGCTGTAGACGTAGCGTTGGAGGAACAGCACACCACCTTGCTGGTACGTTACCGGCGTGCCGTCAGGCAGTTGCGGTGCCGCGCCAAAGCCGTACAGAACCGGCTCTTCGTGGTAGTTGCGGGGAATGCCTTGTTGCTCGCGGAAAACACGCGACCATTCGTCGGCACGTTGATCATAGACTCCATCAAAACATTCATTGAAAATAGGCTCAACGATGCTTCTAAAGTCCGTACTCCTCATTGGTGCGGCCATGATTGGACTCCTTTAGATGGCGTTAATGGTTGCCACGAATTGGCTGCGGCTTATTTGCACGCGGACAATCGGGAATGCGTCTCCCCATGCATTATCTGCATAGGGGGCTATGTCAAGGATTCGGAAATCCCCAACGGCAGAACTACCTGCAAGCGTTGCTGACAGAGTGGCAGCAGACAGACCAGTGGTGGTGCTACCGGCAGTCGCGTTGCTCATGTTAGCCTGATCGCCAATCGAAGTTTGAGCCAGAGTAGCATCGACTTGAACTTCGTACACGATCTGCGGATCGCTATAGTAATAAGCGATACACGAACCAGTTTGGAAAGCAGTGCTGGCAGGCCATTGGTTGTTGATCTGACGACGACCAGATGCATCGGTATATTCAACGCCAGCAAATACGCCTTGAAAGGCGCTGCCAGCAGTTGCAATAATCAACACACCACTCGAATTGAGTGCAACCGGCTGATTCTTCAAAATACCAGTGGAATAACCACTGGTGATACCGTTGGCAAGCGCGATAGCTCGATCCAGTCCCGAAGGATGGAAGACAGGGCGAAAGCCAAACGGAGCAGATGTAGCAGACATATCTTTACTCCTAATTTATTTAATTGCCAGCATCAAAAAATAGGTGCTGGAACTGGTTTGTCAATAAGGTGCATTCCTTCGCCTTCTACCGAACCCAGACGTTTGCCTGAGCTATCATTGCCCTGTAGTTGCTCTGCTTGAATGCGGATTTTTTCCGCGTCTTCCAGAGGAGCATCATGGTGCATTGCTGTCATCACTTCTTGATAAATATCCATCGGAAGTTTGTACAGAAGCATTTCATTGCAAGCAATATAACCATCGTGTTCGCCAGACTTTACGCGGTAATTTTCGTAATTAGGTATCTCATCTGATCTAACAGGTACATACCCCAACCGAATCCGCTTATCTATACTGTCGTAACCGTTGGTCGTCGATAACCAGCAAAAGTGCCATCCCGGTATTTCTGGGATAGATGGTAAAGCACTTTGTGTCCATTCATCTTTCCACATCTTTCGACGCTGTTCAGATGAAATAAACTTTTCCTCCGGTGCCTCACGAACTGAGTCATGAATAGCGCGACTTTCGCGCCCACCAGCAGTCAAACTTTTCTTTAGACGGGAATCCATATATTAACTCCTTGAGCGTTCGTTAGCGTATCGTTTAATCATCTTGGCGCGAAGTGTGGGGTTTTCCCACATTCCGGCATCTTTCATGGCGCGGACTTGATCCGCTGACAACGTAAAGCTATTACGCCCCCCACTACTTGATGCACTTTCACGACCCGATCCGGTAACGGCGCTCCTTGGTCTTTTAACATAAGATTTAACATCTTCCCCGTCAGTATACCGATGTGGTAGCTTATTTTGCAAGCGATTGTCAAGTTCTTCCCAATATTCTGCGGAACGAGGGTCAAAACCATCAGAAACTAGGCTCTCGTCTACCACCTTGGCGATCTTGGAATCGACATCCTTGGTCTGCGGGTCATACCAGTTATTCCGCTCCATCCAGTCCGCCGCATTACGCTGGACAGCCATATCAGGAGCAATCGCTTGTTGTTTTGGTGGCTGAGACGCCTGCCTTCGCATGTTTTCCAACGCCTCAACCTTCTGACGGGCGTCGTACCACATCTCCTGAGCATTCGCCATCGCCTCGCCATCGTTAGCGGAAGCAGACTCCGCCATCTTCATCTTGGCGTATTGCAGCCGAACTTGATGGTCTTCGATAGCCTTATCAACCCTAGCTAACTCAGAACCGTGAGTCTTACGCTCTACCGTCGATAAACGGGTCATCAAGTCCTGATTTTGCCGAACCAACTGGTTGTAGCGCAGGTCTTTCTCGACTTGCTGCTGCCGATGATAGACTTTCTTTGCTTTACGCTTTTCGCGCCGCACAGAGCGGATTGCCTCTGTATCGTCAGGATGGTCGTCGCCACCGTCTTCGGGGACTTGCCCACCTTCCGCCTTCTGTACCGGCCTAACGCCCTCTACGGCCTCTTCTGGCTCGTCCTGAGGGGCTTCCATGCCCTCAACGGTAACGCTGCCGTCCTGCTGCTCCTGAACGATTAACTTCTCGTCTTCTACAGGCTTCTCAATTTGCTCGCTCATACGAATGCCCTCACAGCGAGAGGATTGCCCGTAATCTTGGCAACTATCTCATGGTCATTGAGGATCAGAAATTCCACCCTGTCTTCGTCATCCTGAGCATCCGGCATCCCAACTTCCCAACGGTCACCCGTCCACTTCGGAACGCGCAGGAAGTCCCCCATCTCGCACCATGAGCCTTCAGGCCACGATTCCATCGTATCGCGCTTCTTAAACGCAAGCGGGCCAAGCCCAACAACCTTGCCAACACAGTTCTGCGCCTTTTCCGTGTCTGTCGTTTCCCGCACCAGCAGAATGCCTGAAGAGGTCATCTTCTTCTTTGCCTTACGCAACTGAACAAGAACTCGCGCACCTAACGGCGTGGCTCCTGCGTCTATTGTGGGGAATGCGTCTATCAAATCAGCTTCGTAAGAAGCGTCATTTGTTTTTATCATCATCATCTTCCTTTAGTAAGTTTTCAAGGATCATAAGAGCTTCTCCAAGCCCTGTATGATGACCAACCAAGTGCTTATAAGAATCGTAATTAACCGCTTTTCCAGCAGTCAGCGAAGAGGCAATTTCAGCCTGTCGAATCTTAACGGCACCAATAAAATCTTCTACATACCTCATTATTTTTTCTTAGCTTGGGCAAGTCCTCCTTGCTTTGTTTGTTTTGCCGCACTAGGCTTAGTCACATCAACACCCTGCGCCAGACGTTTGTGCTGCGGAACCAAAATGCTTTGCTGCTCTTTGTCGCTAGTAGCCATGTCCTGCTCCTTAATTTAAACTGCGCTGCACTTCGTTTTGAAGTCTGATTGCCGACTCCGCCTGCTCCTTCTTCAATCTTGCCGTTTCCACGGTCAAGTCCAAAGTCTTCATACGCTCTTGCGTTAGCAGCTTCTCGGTGTTCTGAGCCGCGTCAAACTGCTGCTTCTTATCCTGCGCCGCTGCATCCTGCTGCAACTGGGCTTGCTTCAACTGGATATCAGCTTGATCCTTTGCCGCTCTCCGTTGAGTTTCAGCCATAGAAGCCTGCAAGATTGCTTGTGATTCCGCGTCCATAGGAGGCTTCGGTTTGTATTTCTGAGCTTCCTGCACCATCTGTTGAATAACCTGCATGTAAGGAGCCAGAACCTCTTTGGAATCCAGCGCGACATGCTGAGTAGCCACGGCAACTACGCGGTCGATATCAGCAGCTAACTTGCTATCCTCGTACTTCTCTTTATCGAGGCCAGCAGGCTTCAGGGCGTACTGCCTTACGGACTGGGTATACCAGAGCATCAAGTGCTGCTTCAGGTGTTCTATCGCAGCAGGAATGAACGCCGGAGCCATAATTGGATTAGCGCCAAATATCGGGTCTTGCGCGAACGAAATGTGCGTCTTGATGTGAGCAATATGGTCTTGGCGCGGGTAAGCTACAGCCGGATGCCCCATAACCATAGCCGCATTCTCGTCAGCAGCGTTTAATTCGACAGGTTTCCGATACTGAGGCATCAATTCTTCGATGTTCGGTATCTTTAATTGCCGCAAAGCCCTACTTAGAACCGCTCGTTGGTCAAATAACTGAGGATGCTTGTCCGCAAGTGACAAAACAGCCTGCGTTTGCGCCATTCTTTGCGTTTCAGAGAAGATATGCGGGTCTGAAACAGGTATTACGTCACCGTTACGCTCAAAATCTGATCTCTGAATAGACAAATCAGCAACAATGTCCCCTTTTTTCTGCTCATCCAGATACCAGCGGTTAATTCGTTGCAAGACCTTTAGAACACGCGCCTGAGAAGCATGTAAACGAGCATGTATAGCCGAAAATACCGCTGCACCTTGCTCAATTAGGGCTTGAGTAGTCCCAACAGGAGCGTTTGCATTGACATCAGCAATCTTTTCTTCCGAAGTGGTGATAACTCCCTTTGCCGCGCTGCTTAACCATCCTAAAAGCTGAAATAGCACAGCAGACGGAGCATTAAACGGCATCGGCATGGCTACTTGGCGTATGTCATTTATCCCCGGCCCTGCCTCAATCTCCGCTACCTGAGTGACCTCAACCTGCGTTGACTGCCCGCTGATCTTGGCCCCCTTGAGCTTGAGCATAGTCGCTGCATTATTGATATGAGCAGAATCCAGCAAAGCACGCAGAGAGCCAGTAAGAGCCGCAGACAGCCCGCCAATAAGTTGAGCAAGGCCAATTGCATATGCGCCTCTCCAAGGTATGAACTTGAACTCAATAATCCAGTCTAGTTTCGTAAGTGTGTCGTCCCCTTCTTCCCAGTTACGGTAGAGGCCAATCACTTCCATATCGTTCTTGTCGATCATCAGGATATACGGCGCACTCTCACCTTTAGAATGCGTGTCGTCTTCCAGTTCCAGCCACGTATAGATGTGGAACACTCGGCGCAGGCCGTCATCGTTGTCCTGATACTTCTTGCCCTCAACTTTCTGGTTGGCCTTTTCAGCCGCACTAACTTCAGGCTCCAGCGCGGAACGGATCAGGTCAATGTCCCGATACAGGCCACGGTCTACCCGATTGGTGAATTCCCACGTAGAGATATCCTGAACTGGCAGTTGACGGAGCAGATCGAGGAATTCCGTGACGAGCAGGAACAGATGCTTACCCAGTTACCTTTGGGCGGAT